GAAACAACCGGACGACCGGTGGAATCGTTGTACTGACAACCAGCAAAAATACCGAGAAGGGAAATCCCATCCACGGTGCCGGAACGGGTACCATCACTGGTGCCCAACTGGATAACACCTGCATCCGTCAACTTTACAGGGTCACCCTGAAAGATGTTGGCAGCGTAGGTGCTAGCGATCGTGTAGGCTTTCGGGCGCATCTGGCCACTGTTGTGGTAAGACGGACGAAAGCCAAAGGGTGCGCTAGTCGAAGACATAGTTTGCTCCTAAGGTTGAATGGTTCGTCAGGAAAGGTCAAAGACCGGTTCCCTATCCACACCAAACTCCCTATTTCCGTCGCCCATGTCAACACGAGTTTTAGAAGCACGCGCCTGCTGTTCCAAGAAGTCTTGAGTGTCGGTGAGTTTTTCTTCCTCACGCAACGGAGCATCGTGGTGCGCTTCACGCATGTACTTTTCGTACAGTGAAAGCGGCAGTTTGAAGGCAAGCATCTCGTTCACGCCGATGAACCCCTGCCAATCGCCCGTCTTGAGCGTTGCATATTCCCAGCCAGGAACATCTTCTGGCTTCACGGGCTCATAGCCCAAACGGATACGCATTTGGATGGAGTCACGCGGGTTTGTCGTGGTCAGCCAGCACAAGTGCCAGCCGTCTAGTTTGGGCAAATCCGGTAGAGAGGATTGGTGAAATTGCTGACGGAACATTTCTACCCGCTCATCATCGGAAATGGCGCGATTTTGTGTGGATGCACGATCCTGCATCGCGCGGTTCTCGCGACCTTCGCCAGCGGATTTCTTTAGTCGTTCGTCGGTCATGGTACTCGCTCCTTTCAGCGATTGATTGAATTAAAATCTGTTTCTATGAAAAAGGCAAGCGTTTTACGATCTGTTTGCTCGATCATATTCTGCGTACCTCTTTACATATTTCTGTCGCAGCACGGGGTCGTCCCAAACACCTGCGTCGATCAACGCCTGTTTGCGCTCAGGGCTGATGTACACTTCTTTGCGCGTGCTGGTGGGCGCGTGCTCACGGCCAGACCCAACTGCTGGACCGCCACGCGGGGTGCGTTGCTCCTTGGTTCCTGTTTTGCCGAACCGCTCCGGCAACCGGCGCGCAGCACGCTTGCGCAGTTCTGTCCAGTATTCCTCGCTGCGAGGGTCGTAACCGTCTTTGGCGAGAGACTGATCGATGGCGATCACGATGGATGAATCCTCGTCGCGACCTTGTGAGTCGTACCAAGGGTTCTCCTTAATGAACTCCTGCGCGTAGTGCATTGTGCGTTCGTCGATCTGTTGCTTGGGTTGCGGCGGACGCTGTTGCACATTTTGTTTCTGTGCGCTCAGTTGCTGGATGCGAGCCAGTGCCTGATCGCGGTAGCGCATTGCTTGCGTGACGTCTTCACCGTTGCCAGCCGCGACCGCTTTGGCGATGACCTTGTCGGCCATCTCGGCTTCTTTGGCGGCTTGCGCGATTGCAGAGTCGATTGTGTTGAGGTCACCTTGGTGCGCACGCTGTTCTTGTGCAGTCAGGCGACGTTCAAGATCGTCGTTGCGGCTGCGCAGGAAATCCAACTCAAGTTTGTCACGCTTGATGGCTTCTTCGCGACGCTGTTTGCGCTCCAACTTCTCTTTGCGACGGCGTTCGCGGATTGCTTCACGCTCGTCGTCGTGTTCTTCTTCGTCGTCGTCATCTTCTTCTGTAGAGATGCGGTCGTCTTCTTGCCCGTCGTCGTCATCTTCAGCTGAGGCTCTCAGCTTGGACTCGTCTTCAACGATCACGATCTCTTCGTCTTTGGGGTCTTCTTCTTTGATCACTTCACTCATTTGTCATCTCCTTTCAGATGAACGCCTTGATCGCCAACGGGTCACCAGTTACCTGCCCGATGATGTCGAGGTCATTGAAAATTACGAACATTGCTGACTCTTTTTCGCCCATGGTTTCTTTTGTAAGAGGCACCTCCCAACGGTCTCCACCGTATTTCGGCACCCGAACAAAGTCTCCCACGTTGCACCAAGAGCCTTCCGGCCAGTGTTCCATGGTGTTGCGGTTTTTGAACGCGAGTGGTCCAATGCTAATCACCTTGGCAACTTGTGTGTTCCACTTTTCAGTGTCGCGCGACTCGCTGTGCAAAATGATGCCGCCAGAAGTTTTGCTCTTCGGCGTACGGATTTGAACCAGAACGCGGCTTCCGAAAGGCTGCACTCCGGCGTCTGCCGCCGGAAACGCCTCTGCCAAAGCGTTCTCAGATGTCATTGTCACCGTTTTTCTCCTCATCAACAAGTTTCAAGAGCACATTGATCGCCGCCTCATAACCGGCGAATATTCCAACGCGCAACCCGTACTCAAAGGCGTCGCGTTCCTGTGGCCGTCTCAAGGCGTCAACAGCAAACTTCTGCTGCTCTTCCTTGAGACGGTTCAACAAGAGGGTTTCGAAGTTCATGCCGGTGTCTTCGGTCCAGAACTCTTAGAAGGTGGTGTGTGCTGGCCGTCACACTTTTCGCCTGCGGCAATGCGGTGATGCTGGGGAACTTCAGCCGTGTTCATTGGAACTTCTTTGGCTTTGTTGGGATTGTCGCTCATGATGCGCTCCTTTTCAAGGGTTGGGGTTGATGCCTGTGCCGGTGCTCACCGAGACTCGTTCGCCAGTTGCCAATTCGGCTGCAGCGAGCAGCTTCGCGGTGTCGTTGTCTGCCGTGTTCATGCGCTCGCGTCCAGCTATTTCGGCTGCGGTGCGCTCGTTTTCGGCCATTTGCTTCATCTGCTCTGCCTGCATCTTTTCTGCCTGCTCCTGCTGGCGTGCGGCCAGCTTTGCGGCTTCCAGTTGCTGTTGCGTTTGCAGCTTCTGCTGATCCAGTTGGACGCGTGCCTGATTGTACTGCGCACGCTCTTGCAGTGCCTGACCCTGAACTTGCGCGTTCATCTGTGCAATCTGCATGCTGTTGTCGGGCGGCATCGGAGGCTGCGGCTTGAACTGCTCGGCGAACTCCGTGAGCGCGGCTAGTTCCTGACCGAACGAACCAAGCTGCTTTTCGATCAGCTGTTGAACCTGAATGATCAACTTGACCTGCTCTTCCGCTTCTGCCTCGATCAGTTCTTCGCGCTGCGCTTTGTCCACGGCGTTGTGAGCCTCCACAAGGTAGTAGTTCAACAAGTGATCCTTCAAGTGTTGCGCAATCGCATAGATGCACGCCTGCATGATTGGCGGGTTGGAACCCAGCAACGGCGACTTCAGGAACGCCATATGCGTCATGATGTGCGCGATGTGATCCTGGCGCGGCAAAACGTAAAGCGGTCTGCCCATCGACGCCGCCACGTTCTCGCTGACCGGATCCATGTCCTCGCTGGCCATCTGCGGCTGCATGACATCGTCCGGCGCGATCTTCAGTGTGCGCAAGAACATCTCTTCGACCTTGCGCGGATCGTACAGCTGCGGCATCATTTGTGCGCGCTGCATGATGGCTTGCGTTTGCGCGAAGCGTTGCGTCTCGCTGAAGATAGCCGGATCGCTGACCGGCATCACGTCCATCGGACCATCGAAATCGCTGGGGTCGATCTCCAATCCTGCGTTGTGCGCCTCGATGTCTTCTTCGGTCAGGTACGCGCTGTTCAGGCGGTGCAAGATCGAAAAACACTTTTCCATCGCGTTGTGCAATCGCGAATGGATGGACGAGAAAACCACCATGCCCTGCTCGATCAACGCCATCGTCGTGCCGACCGGCTGATTTGGGTTCTGGTCGCTGAGTTTCTCGAACGACGTTTGCACGACGCCTTTGCCCGCATCGACCAAGAAGCCCAGCAGCTGGAACAACACCGGACTCGGACCATTGAACGGCAGAGGCATCGCCAGCTTGCGAACATCGTCCACCATCGCGCCGCCGTCCAGTTCAACAACCTCGGTGGGCTGGACGTTGATGGTCTGACCGTTCGGTCCACCTTTCAACTTTAGCAGTGTGGGGACGTTCTGGATGTGTGCGCTGTCCAACAATGCGCGCAACGCGCCAGTGGCCGCGCCGCTCAAGCCGCCAATCATGTGGGTCAACCCGATCGGGTAAGCACCACGCCACGGAACGAACGGGAACTCAACGATCCAATCCAGTTCATTGCGCAGTTCGTCGTCCGGCTCCCAGTTGCGGTAGAGCGCCAGCGGCAACTCGGTGGTCTTGTCGATGCTGAGGATGTAAGGTTCCAGCCCGTCTTCAAACTCCAAGAACGTGTAGATCTCGTAGATGGTGCGCAGACCGTCTTCGTTGTAGCTGGATTCCTTGCGACCTTCGATCTTGTCGTTGGCGATGGACGACTTGCTCCAATCGATCTCGCCAGCGTAGCCAAGGTCCACGTCGATGTACATGCCGCTCTTGACGCGACGCTGGTATTCCATCTTGGTGATGTACTGGACGTGCGTCTTGCGTTCGGCGGTGTAGAAGTTCGTTGCGGCGAACGGCAGGTAAATGTCGTCGATCGGCACGAACTCGCTCATGGGTCGGCGACGCTGCGGGTTCCACATGAACTTCATGTATTGCCCACCGCCGAGCGGCAACTGCGTGCTCAGCTGTTCAAGTTCGCTGCGGAACTCGGGCATCTGCTTGGTGGTTTGCCAGTTCAGGAACTCGGTCTTGCGTTCAGCCTTCTCGACCTTCTTCTTGTCCTGCTCGCCGTAGATCTTCGACTTAACTGGACCGTTGGGCGGGAAAACCTCTTTCATGAACCGCGCCGAGAAGTCCACGCACGCCTCGACCAGCATCGGGTGAACGACCTTGTTCGCGCCGGTGAACTGCGCGCCTCCAGGAGCGTCGTCGCCCAACCCTGTGCGGCGCAGACCTTCCTCGTACTGCTTGTCGCGTTTTTCGCGAGCCTCTTTGTCTTTTTCGATCTTGTCGAGCAGGTCGGTGACCGCTTCCTTCAGCGCGGCTTGGTCAACCTCTTCGACAATGTTGGCGAAATGCGCGAGGTTGCGCTTCTCGTCCTCGTCGTTTTCCATGCGCAGGACTGCGCCACCGTCTTCGGTGTCTTCTACGTCTGGAAGCAAATCCTCGTAGGAGACAGTTTCGCCTTCTTCGAGGGACTCGTCGTCGCGTTCGTTGATATCAGACATGGGTGCCCTCTCTGAATGTTTTTACCAGTTGATCGACGGCAGCAGGATTGTATTGCACCGCGCCGCCTTTTGCGTAACCCTTGCCGACAGAAGCCATGAGTGCTTCGACCGCTGCAGGATCGTATGCTCTCACTGCGCCACCGGCTGCGTATCCAGGCGTGCGCTGACCGCGACCGCGCAGGATTGTCTCAATGGCTTCCGGCGAGAACGTGATCTCGTAGTAAGATTGAATGCCGCCAATCCCAGCAGGCTCGACTTCTACACCCGGAATGTTGGAAAGCGGTTTCAAACCTTCCTTGACGATCTGTTGATCGTAGATCGGAGCGTAGTTGTCCATCTTCGAGATTCCTCCACGAGGGATAGAAATCGCCGTTGACGTCGGATAATAAACAGTGGTTGCTCCGCGCTTCAGCGCGTCTTGAATCGCAGCCTTGAACAGCGTGCCGTGCGTTTGCCGCAACGCGCCAGTCTGAGCCTCGCCTTTTTGAGCGTCAGATTGAATCTCTTCGATCACAACGCTGTTGGGCTTGACAGGCATTTCAGACTCAACAATAACGCGACCTTTGGTGGACATTGCACGAACGGTTGCGTCGGTTGCGTCTGCCGGTATGTAGGTTCCGCGAATGTGTCCGATCATCCCCTTGTCAGCGCTCATCGCTCCGGGGTAGTGCCAATAGTTTTTGCCAGCCATGTCGGGGTGCGTCACACCGATCTCGAAGTAGTTGTCGTCTAGCGCAGCGCGGGTGTTTTCGGACAACAAGCGTTGAGAGTCGATGTATTGATAGTCTTTGGAGCGTCCGGCATCAACGGCGAGTTCATAAGCAATTTGATCGACAAGTTCTGTCCTTGCTTCCTCCGTGGTCGCGTAAAGTTCCCCAACAGGATCGTCTTCCCAACCGGCTTTGCGGAATGCTTTGAGGAACTCCTCAGGCATCTCTTCGAGTCCGATCATCCCCTCGTTCAGACCCGCGATCAACTGAAAGTTTTCATCGGTCGGTTCAATACCAAGTCTGTACAAAACATTCTGATAAGGTTCTTCTGGGTTGCCGTACAAGTAATCTAACGCTTCATCCCTGTAAAGGTCCATTTCATATTCGCTTTGCGTAGACAGGCCCTTCAGGTCCATCGTATTGTACTGCGAAGGCGGAATGCGCGCCTCGAAGTCAGCCTTGCTGATCCTTGAACCGGCAGGCAGATCCTCGTAACGCCTCGAAAGTTCTTCGAATGCATCCTTGGTGACGCCAGGAGCGCCTCTGATCTGCGCCAAAAACGCTTCAAGCTGCTGAACGTCTGGCCCACGCAATGTTTCGGCGCTGATCGCAGGCTGCAAGTTGATGTTGCCTTGCGGCTGCACGGAATACATCAGCGAGCCTTCTTCCTCCATGCGCCGACGCAAAGCAGCGTAAGCCGAATCGTCCGGCACCTGCGAAGCTGCACGGCGGATCGCTCTGCGGTCCAATGCGCCTTGAACGGCGTCGATCGCAACTGGTGCTACTGCGCCGAGCGGTGCGCCGATCGCGGCTCCCATGGCTGCGCCTTCTGCGCGAGACTCTCCTTGGTCAGCCATCCCTGCTCCTGCAATAGCGCCTTCGCCTGCGCCGATCGCTGCGCCTTTCATCCAGTTAGGCAACTGCGCTGCAATCCGTGGAGCCAACATGCCCATGCGAGCCGTGGTCGCGGCGGCGGCGGGTGCTGCTGCGCCACCCGTGAACGGCGTTGCAAGATATGCCGCCGCTGTCGGGATCAACCCTCCAGCAACCTCACCAGCGATTGAGCCGATCGGGTTGTTTTCGGCATAGGCGCGGTTCGATGCTTGAATTTCAGCGAGCGCGTCTTCATAACGCTCATCGCCAAGTTTAGACCGCAGCCAAGCTTCGCCCTCGTCACCCCAGCCTAACCCAAGACCTTGACCGAGGACAGAGCGTGCAATGTCCTTCAGTCCGCCAGCTTCGTAACCCTTCACAGCACCACCCTCGGCGTATCCAGGAACGCCTGCGTCGCGCAACACACTCGTGACGTAGTTCTGCGTCTCGCGGAACGGCGGGATGCCATTGTGCTTGCGGACGTTGCCTGGACCAGCGTTGTACGCCGCCAATGCGAGAGGCAATGAACCGAACTCGTCCCACTGCTGGCGCAAGTAACGTGCGCCGCCTTCGAGGTTCTGTCGCCAATCCGTCGGGTCGACGCCCAAGTCACGAGCCGTTCCAGGCATCAACTGCGCCAAGCCAATCGCACCCTTGGGGCTGCGAGCGTTGGGGTTGTATGCGCTTTCGTTTTGAATTAACGACACGAACACATTCGGCGGCAGACCGTACCGTTCAGCGAGCATCACAGCTGTGTCGCGGTAAACGTCTCCGGTGAGCGCAACAGGTTCGCCAGTCGGCACGGCAGCGGTTGTTGTCGGTCGCGGCGGCGGACGCGTCGGGCTGCGCGAAGCAGGCGTCTCAGCCGTGTCCAAGCGGAACTCCTGCGCGTCTTGCTTGCGCTGCATCGAACGCAAACGATTCAACTCAGCCATGAACCCTTCGAGCAACGAGCCGCGAACCTTGCCGCCTTGTTCGTACTTCTGATACATGTCTTCGAGGTTCACAGAGCCGCCTTGCTGCATCGGCACGGAAAGAACCTCGAAGATCTTGTCGCTGTAATCTGTTGGCTGCAAGACTCCGCGTGAGCGCAGGAAGTTCTCTAACAACGGCATCAGCTGAGAGCGGTTGCGCCCAACGATGTTGTACTCCTGCGCGAAACCCTTGGCCAGTTCTGAATATTGGTCCATCGGGTTCTGCGGAGACGTGTCGCCTCGATCTTGGCGCATGGCGGCTTCAGCAGCGTTCCGAGCCAGCGTCGCGTCCGTCCGTGCAAAGTAGTCTTGAATCTGCGCGGGGTTGTAACCGGCGTTCATCAAGTTCTCACGCTGCGTGTCGCGGCCACGGAACATGCCAGCTTGCCAACCCATCTTCAGATCGTTGGCGATGCCTGAGGGGATTGACTTGAGTGTTTCTAAAAATCCCATCGGCTGCGAAGGCTGCGCCACGTTGACGTTCACAGGAGTCGGCGTTATGGTCGGCGTTATGGTCGGCGTGTCGCCGAAGACGGTGCGGTCGATCACCTCAAGCATTCCGGGCGAGTCGCCCCGCACGGTCTCCATCGTCAGTGGCCCCTGACGATCAGCGGGTTTCGCACCGCCTCCGATTCCGGTGACGCCTGCAGCTTTCATCGACGCAGCCGCTTCTGCGCGAGCCCTGTCATCCCGAACGGTTTGATTAATCACAGCGGGGCTGACAGACCGCGAAGAAGTCGACCCATCATCTCTTGTGAGATCTGGGTATCGCTGCGCCAAAGATCCGCCTTGCCCGCTAAAAGTGTTGACGCGCAGATCCCCAGCCCTGTCATAAGGACTAATCGTTTGACCAATCCTATTGACGCCTGCAGACCGCATCGACGCGGCAGCCTCGGTTCGAGCCTTCTTTTCCTTGTCCTTCGCCGCAGCAGCTTTGTTGGCCTCGGCCATCGTCCCCCAACCGCCTCCGGGAGCCATGCCCTTCACCTCGCCGCCGTCAGCCCACTTGACTTTGTTGGCCCAGTATGCGGGACTGCTCTTGCCCTTCGCGATGTTCTTGGCATGGCGTGACTTGAACGAGGCGCGTTTGTTTTTCATGCGTTCAGACTCGCCTGCCTTGGGCTTGCCTGCGGTCTCGGCTCCTTGCTCGCCGAAGCGCAGGATCTTTTCCTTACCGTCGATCTTCGTCTTGACGATGTGCGATTTGGTTGGGTGGCTCGGTGTGCGCCGAGGCTTGTCCAAAGGGAGACTGTCTTTGTCAACTTTAGGCGGCATAAGGATTCACCCTAGGTTCGTTGAGCCTTTGCGGTTCGTCGTGGTCACGTGCTTGCGGCAGTTCAAACCACTGGCTGTTCTTGAGGTAGATTATCGCCTGCGTGAACGTGTCAACATAGTCATCATGCTCTGCAACTGGGAATTTGGCAAGCTGTTTCAGGAATGCTGCAGCCCAACTGACCGGCTGTCCGGGGTTCTTGGCCGACTCAGGCACCCAGATCAACCCCAGTTCCAACGTCGGCGCGGCTTGGTGCGCACGGCTGACTTTGTCCGCCAGTCCAGGATTGTAGGGGATGGCTGGAACCTTCGCCAACCGCAGGTCTTGGAGCAACGACTGGCCAGACGCCTTGGCTTCAACAAGCACGCGGTCGGGTCTGCGAGCGCGGCGCACGCCGTCCTTGATGCTGGTGCCGCCGTACTCTGTTCCCCAGTCCTTGATGGCGCGGGTGCGCAACTCAGGGTACGACAGGTGCTCGTCCCATGCGTCGATCAGCATCGCGTTGCGCTTGCCTTCGTGTGTGAACATTGCCCAGACGCTGCATGCGGTCGGGTCGCCAGTCGTCTTTTCGGTGAACGCGCAGTCGTAGGACTGCAGGATGTATTCGAACTGCGGCAACGCTTTGTCGTGTGGCCACATCTGGATGTGTGCGGTCTTCAGGATGCCGCCTTCAGACGGCGTCGGGTCTTGCTGCAGCTGGCCTGCTGTTCCATACGTGCCGAGCAGCTGTTTCAGTTCGGTGATCTCTTTCTCGCCGAAGCGTTCAGGGCAGATCAAGTCACCCTTCTTCTTGCGCGGATCATACGCACCCAGCGATGTCTTGCGCTTCACGCCGTCCCACTCAGCGGGGATCATCAAGTGCTCCCAGCCGCCAATGTCCTCAAGGATGTGGCCTGAGATGTCGCGCTCGTGCAGACGCTGCATGATTGTCACCATGGCGTCTTTCTTCGGGTCGTTCAGACGGGTCGACCAAACAACATCGAACCACTCCAACGCACTCTCACGGATCACGTCCGACTGAGCCTCTTGCGCAGAGTGTGGATCGTCCAGGATCAGGCGCGATCCGCCTTCACCCGTCGCCGTGCCGCCCACAGAGGTCGCGAGCCGGTAGCCGGTCTTGTCGTTCTCGAATCGCTGCTTGGCGTTCTGGTCTCCGGCAAGCCTGAACATGTGTCCCCATCGTTCCTGATACCACGGTGATTGGACTAAGCGTCTTGCCTTCAGGTTGTCGCGGATGCTGAGGTTGCCGGAGTAGGATGCGCACAGGTACTTGTGTGCTGGATCTGTCAGCCACTCCCACATCGGCCAAATGACCGAAACGATCGTGGACTTTGAATGGCGCGGCGGGATGTTGATGAGCAGCTTGCGAATCTCGCCAGCGGTGATCGCTTCAAGGTGCTCGCAGATTGTTTCAATGTGCCATGACTCGACGAACTTCACTCCTGGTTCGACTGTTGGCCAACATTGACGCACGAACTCGTACAGTGAGCCTGAAGCTGCGCGGCGGCTTTCTTCCACCTCGATCATCTTCAACAGCAATGCAGGCTCAACAACAGAGTTCATTTCGGCTTCTTCACGAATCTGCCGCGTTCATCGCGGTCTGTCAATTCCGACAGTTTGTCGGCGAGGGTTTGATTGTCTTGCAAAGATTGATTCAAGGCAATCTTCAAACGCTTGATCTTCCCCCAAGGCCAGAGGATGTCGATGAGTTTGAACTTCGTTTCATTTTCGAACAATGTGTTAGTCCTTCCCACCAGATATTTTCGCCATCAGGGTTTTCATTTCTGCAAGTTCTTTGTCGCTGAGGTTCTTCAGGTCGACCGCCGCCAGCGCGATTGGTCCACCGTCGACACCCGTGTGTTCGTTGGTGATCTTGTCGCCGTATTGTTTCGGCTTGAGTTTGCTGAGCACCCACTTGCGTGAGTCAACGCGCAGACGTTGATGTTGCACGGCGGCAGAGTCATAACGAGCGACGCCGTTTTGATCGACCACTTGCGCGGGATCGTCGTCGGCAACAGTGACCACTTCCTCAGCCCAATGTTCCAGCAGCGCCTCGCGCGCGAGCGCGTACTGGCCGGCGATGGCCGTGTCAGCGGCGATCCAACCCTGCACGGTAGCTTTCGGAACGCCAGTTTCTTTGCACGACTTGCCCAGAGGCATGCCTGTCTCCATGAGCCTGAAGACTTTGTCTGCAATTTTGCGCTTGTCTGCGTCCGTGTATTTGGTCGCCATCTGGCACGCTCCGTCGAATGTTTGTTTGAATTATGTGCTGATTGCACGACAAAGGCAAGGGAAAGTCCTCAGCCCGATGAACGTGGTAAATATCGTCCGGATATTTAATCGTTTATTATTCTGATTTTCCCTATATTCTCCTCGTTATATAATTAAATATCTTTGGGAGTATTACCACGTTTGACGGGCTACGCACTCTCCCACCACCGGCGTGCAATCGTCGATTTCCCCTCGTCGAACAACGACTTACGCCATTCCATCGCCGAAAATCCATCTTCTGTTTCAGCCCGTTAAAACCAACATCGTCGAAGTTAACTCCACGCAATTTTCTCTCCAAAAATATCTGTTCTAACACTTTTAAGCGTGTTTGTCGGGCCACTTTCCAACCTTCCGTTTCAGATATTTTATCTCATCTCGCAGCTGTTCGATGCGTCTTTCGAGCATGGCCAAGGTTGCTTCGAGTTGAGCGATTCGCTCTTCATCGGTCATCCCTCACCACTCCAATTCGACAGCCAGCGCGTCGCGTTCGAGGACAGGCGCGTCCACTTTCCGGTAGACCGTCAGGCTCTTGCCGAACGCCTTCCACCGCTTGTCGGAGGACTTGTCGTTGGACAGGATGACGTAGCCGAGCCGCTCCATCGCAGGCGTTATGTTGCGTCGCAGCGCGTAGTAGTTGTCGTGATGTTGCGCGGCAACTTCGAGCAGGAAGTCGCCTTGCGCGTAGTTTGGGTCGTTCAGTTCCTCCAACGCAATCCGGAACGCATCGTCGATTCGAGCGTTCCAAGCGGCAGTGTCGGCGGCAATTTGCGCCTTGGTGCGGCGTTTGCGTTTGTCGCGATTGTTCGGGTCGAACGGATCGAACATCTTAGAACGGTTCATTGGCCAACTCCTGTGTTGGGTCGTAATCGTTGGGCGTGCCTGCTTTCACGTAGACGGTGACAACCTTGTTGCCGATCTTCCACCGACCGTCTTTCCTGTCCGAGCGATGGAGC